TGTCCCTTAGATTCAGAATATAAAGTAGGAAAAACATGGGCAGAGACCCATTAATAAGTTGACAAGCCTACTTAAAGAGAGTATGATGTAAAAATAAAGTACAAGGAAGTGTTGATTTCATATCAACCTTATGTTATAATGTTTGTTCTTGTGTAGTAGACAAGATGGAAACTAAATAGAAACTCTAGGAGAAATTAAAATGACTAAAGAATATGCAGCCCCTATTTTTATTACTGGCGAAGCTTACTGGGCAAAGGTGTTTGAGCCTAACACGATCAACCCTGAGAAGCCTGAGTACACGATTGACATTTGTAATCTTGACCCAGACAATCTGAAGATTGCACAGGATGCAGGACTATCTGTTAAGAATGTATCAGCACAGAAGCCAGATGATAAGCGTGGTGATTTTGTTACGCTGAAACAGTTTACCACTAACTACAATGGCGATCCACGTAGCATTCGAGTAGTGGACGCACAACGTAATTCTTTTCCTGCCAACACATTGATTGGTAATGGTTCAAAAGTATGTGCAAAAGCCTTTGCTAAAGCATGGACCTTTGGTGGTAAAGAAGGTGTTAAGGGATACCTTGACTCCTTGCAGGTACGTGAGCTTGTTGAGTATGCAAGCAGCGGTCCTGACTTTGATGTAGTCCCTGATGGGTACACGAATAACGAAGCAGTAGACTTCCCCCTAGCTTCGTAATTTAAAAGGAGAAGAGGGGCATCTATTAATTTAGGTGTCCCTCTAATTTTTATGACAAAAACAATTGATACTTTAGTTGAAGATATTTATAAGCTATTTACTTTTGATCCTATTGATATGGATGAAGCCGAGGTAGACAAGCACATTGATACCTTTGGAGAGATGTTGAAGACACACGTTAAAGACTTCATGAACGAAACTCCAAGGGATCGTAGAGGTCTACGGCTATCAGCCATTGGCAAACCAAACAGACAGTTATGGTATGACTCAAGAGTAGAAACAACTGAAGATCATATCCAACCAAGCACAAGAATTAAATTCTTATACGGATATATTTTAGAAGAGCTGTTGTTGCTATGCGCTACTGTCTCAGGACATACAGTCACTGACCAGCAACGAGAGCTAACCTTAGAGGGTGTTAAGGGACATCAAGATTCCCTTATTGATGGTGTCCTTATTGATTGTAAGAGTGCATCTGGCAGGAGCTTTGATAAGTTTAAGCGTAACGATCTGGTGAACGACGATCCTTTCGGTTACATCGCACAGATTTCAGCCTATGCACAAGCAAATGGATTGAGCGAGGCTGGGTTCTTAGTTATTGATAAATCAACTGGTGAGATATGTCTATCAAAAGTGCATTCAATGGAGATGATAAATGCGTCTGAACGTATCAAAGAACTCAAGGAAGTGGTTGCGCCGTCGTCCACGGTCCCTGATAGGTGCTACTCTGCTGTTCCTGATGGTAAGTCTGGTAACATGCGTCTTCCTATTGGTTGTGTTTATTGCCGCCATAACAGAGAATGTTGGCAAGATGCGAATCAAGGCCAAGGCTTACGTACTTTTAAATATGCAGCGGGTAAAAGACATCTTGTCCAAGTAAACAAGACACCTGATGTTGAAGAGGTTGCATACTAAATGCACTGGGAGTATGATAAGAAGAATGACATCCATAAATATTTTGGGTTTGTCTATTGCATTACAAATAAGAAAACAAAGAAAGCCTACATAGGCTGTAAGCAGTACTGGTCTTTCCGTAAGGGTAAGAAGAAGACTGAATCCAACTGGAAAGTATATGCAGGTTCTAGTCGTCACCTCAAGGAAGACATTGATAAGCACGGTAAAGATAATTTTAGATTTGAAATTCTAGGGCAGTTTAAAAACAAGAGAAGCTTGAAATATTATGAGTGCTACCATCAAGTAACACGGCATGTTCTGACTGCTACACTGGAGGGCACAGACGAGCCAGCCTACTACAACAACTGGGTAGGTGGTAAGTTCTACAGACCAGTTCAGGATTTTAATCCAGATGAATGAGCCTTTACTTGAATCCCTATACGATCAATTAAATAAAGACCCACATAAAGTTTTATACGTATCTGTTATCTTACAGGCTTTCTTAGACTTGTTTAAAGAGAAACGAAGCTACGAAGCCAGTAGTATTACACTTGAAAGAGACCAAGCTAAGGCATGGTTCTTTGCATCTGTTGGTGTAACAAGCGAAGACTTTGAAATAATCTGCACCCATGCAGGGCTTGAGCCTTACAAGGTAAGGAGCTTTGCTTTGAAGGTAATCGAAACAGGAGATCAAGAGAATGTCAGAAGAAGGATCAACACGCTCCTCTAGAGAAGGATCAGAAGAGTACTATCTAAGACGTTATAAAGAAGACACCAACAACACTCTGACCAAGCAGGTTGGAGGCAATCACTACAAAGACTGCGGCATCCAGCCAGTAGAATATATCCATGCTAATAGCCTTGATTACTTTGAGGGTAATGTAGTAAAGTATATCACACGCCATCGTGCCAAAGGAGAAGGGGAGAAAGACATTAAGAAAGCTATCCACTATGCAGAGTTAATCTTAGAATTGTATTACAACAAATAGAAGTATGAAGGGGAAGTGTATGTTCAAGTCAAATAGAAATCCACAGTTCAGGTCCAAGTTCAGTGAAGATATTTTCAATACTAAATACTCACACACAGGCGCAGAAACCATGCACGAACTGGCGTGCACTCTGGTTGAAGATGTATGTCAGAGCTATCTAACTCGTGACGAGAAGGACGAACTGATTGACCACATGTCTAACCTCCGCTTCCTTCCGGGTGGTAGATATTTATATTATGCAGGACGCGAAAAGAAATTCTTTAATAACTGTTACCTTCTTCGAGCAGAAGAAGATACCAGAGAAGATTGGGCTGACCTGTCTTGGAAGTCTGAGTCCTGCTTGATGACAGGCGGTGGTATTGGTATTGATTACTCTGTCTATCGTGGAGAAGGGGCGGTCCTTAAAGGCACAGGTGGAACAGCCAGTGGTCCTATCCCTAAGATGCAGATGATTAACGAGATTGGCCGCAGGGTTATGCAGGGTGGTAGCAGACGTAGTGCTATCTATGCTTCGCTTAACCATCAGCATCCAGACATCATGCAATTCCTTAATGCTAAGAACTGGAATGAGATGCCTGTAGGAAAAACAGGACAGACTTATTTTGATGTTAAGCAAGATGACTTTGACTTCCCTTGTCCTCTTGATATGACAAACATCAGTGTGAATTATGATACTGATTGGTTGTTGAATTACTGGGAGACAGGAGAAATTGGAGATGTCTTTAGGTATAATGTACAACAGGCTCTTAGAAGTGCCGAACCCGGATTTAGTTTTAACTTCTTTGAGAAAGAAAACGAGACCCTTCGTAATGCTTGTACTGAGGTTACGTCTGAAGACGACAGCGATGTCTGTAATCTTGGCAGTCTTAATTTTGCTAGGATTGACGACCTCAACCAACTCAAAGATGTTGTTCAACTCGCAACCAAGTTTCTCTTGTGTGGAACATTACGAGCACAGCTACCTTATGATAAGATTAAAACTGTCCGTGAGAAAAACAGGCGGCTTGGCTTGGGACTCATGGGGCTTCACGAATGGCTTATCCAGCGAGGACATAGATACGAGACTACCCCAGAGTTGCATCGCTGGCTTAAAGTTTACGAAGCAGAGTCCGACAGAATTGCCAGAGACTTTTCAAAGACACTTTCTGTTTCACGACCAGCAGCAGTTAGAGCAGTTGCGCCGACTGGAACAATCGGTATTCTGGCTGGAACTTCCACAGGTGTTGAACCTATATTTGCAGTGGCATACAAACGACGCTACCTCAAGTCAAAGAAGTGGCACTACCAGTATGTGGTAGACAGTGCTGCTCAAGAAATGATTGATCTCTATGGTACTAAGCCAGAAGAAATTGAATCAGCTATTGATCTTGCTACTGACTATGAGCGACGACTGAGTTTCCAAGCTAACGTGCAGGAGTATGTAGACATGTCTATCTCTAGCACTATCAATCTTCCTGCATGGGGAACGCCCAACAACAACGAGTCTGGTGTAGAAGATTTTGCACAGACACTTGCTAAGTATGCACACAGGCTGCGTGGCTTTACCTGCTTCCCTGATGGATGCCGTGGTGGTCAGCCTTTGACTGCTGTTCCTTACACAGAAGCAGTGGAGAAACTGGGCGAAGAGTTTGAAGACAACGTACAGACACATGACATCTGCGACATCAGCGGTAGCGGTGGAGTATGTGGAGTGTAAAAAAGACTTGCATTATAAATAAAAATACTATATAATATATATGAAGCTGCTAAAATGGGGCTTCACTAACTCGCCAAAGGAGAAAAATATTATGCCAAATATTACAAGAACAGTATTAAGTAACTATGCAATTGGGTTTGATTCTTTATTTCAGGAACTGGAAAATATCAAAGATCAGTTTAGTAGCAACTATCCACCACATAACATTACCAAGATTGACGAAAATAATTTTAAATTAAGTCTTGCTGTAGCAGGATTCACTAAAGAAGATTTATCAATTACCGCTGAAGATGGTTTGGTTTCTGTCAAAGGTAACAGAGATACAAAAGACCTTGGTAAAATTAAAGATAAAACTGAAAACTTATACAACGGTATAGCGGAAAGAGCTTTCTATAAAAGGTTTAAGATGAGTGAGCATATGGAAGTTGTTGATTCTAAACTCATGAATGGTATTTTAACCTTGTCTCTTCAGAGAGAAGTTCCAAAAGAAAAGCAACCCAAGACTATTAAAATTAACTAAGGAAAGGATGTAGAGAGGGGGTTGTGGCTTCCTCTCTACAACTATTTATATGTCTAAAAAATTACCATTTACTGTATACATAGGATACGATCCACGCGAACAGACAGCCTATGATGTATGTAAGTTTGCTATCGAACGTACCGCATCCAAGGCTGTACGAATTATACCCATCAAGCGTCCTATGGTTGAGCGTATGGGATTGTACTACCGACAGTTTGATATTGTCGATGACCAGTTCATTGATCTGAAAGATGGTCGCCCTTTCTCTACTGATTTTAGTTTTACTAGGTTCCTTGTGCCAGCACTTAATATGTACGAAGGCTGGGCTTTATACATGGACTCTGATATGTATATGCGGACAGACATTAATGATTTGTTTGAAGAGTATACTACTCA